GAAAGATGTAAAGCCAAATTATTAACGGAGAACAAAAATGAAACTTATCGACCTGTTAGTTCAAGAATTGCCTAAGCGTGGTGGGTGGCCTGAGGGTGTAAATGAAATAGGGCAGGATTATGATGGAGAGTTAATGTTTTATGGGCGCGGTAATGCAAGGACTAGAATTTATCTCCCTTTATCTTCTAACCATAGAGACATGTGCTGTCACAACGGCGACAAGGTGACAAAGGATAGATACGAATCCGCACTCGCAGCATCGCAAAATCCAGCATGGAACGGCGAAGGTCTGCCGCCAGTTGGTGTAAAAGTAGAATTCTTCATCAATCAAAAGTTAGGATACCGCAATGACTGGATTCCTGATGTTGGCACTGAAATGGAAGTTGTGGCGCACAAGACAACAACGGACGGAAACGATGTGGCTGTTTGCTATTGGGATGAAGGTGGCGCTGGTCGGTCATGCTGCTTCGTACCGGAAAGCCTAAAACCACTACGCACAGAATCAGAGAGGAAGCATGAGGCTGCGCTTGAATCTATCTGCGCGGTATTGGAAATGGTAGCGCAAGATTACAAGCGCGAGGATGAGGCCAAACTCATTTATGAAGCCATCGCAGCAGGCAAAATTCCCGGCGTGAAACTTGATGATTAAAACAATATTCAGCATCGTAGAGATATTGTGCTATGCGATAATAATATTTGTTCTGTGCCTGCTGATAAGATAAAACCAAGCCCTCACTTAGAGGGCTTTTTGTTGTTGCTCTGGTTTGCCTCCGAGCTTTCTAATTATTTCTGCAGCAACACACGGGTCAGCATTAAAAAATTCAGTCGCCCCATCGAAACCTGACAATCCAGCATTTAAGTCCTTTAGCTTCCTATGCGCAGCGCCTTCTGCTTTCCTTGCTTTATAATAGCTTTCGAATGAGAACTGACAAAGCAAAGATATAGAAAGACCTGATTTTTTAGTTAGCTGCTGAATCCTTAGCGGAACGTTATTTGATAACCCTATCTTTATCATTCCATTTGCCTCCAACAAATAAACCATAGTCTTTTTGAATGGGTTTCTTCCTGCGCATTTTGCACACCCACGCCCCTTAGCGTGATGACCAGCAAACTGGCGAAAACTACCATGAATAGGGCATATTATTTCAACCATGTTATTCATGCCACTAAAAACTACCTCATCATATAAATATTTCCCTCCATGGACCTCTTTGCATCTTGCTATGAATGATTCTGTATTCATGCCACCTTTTCCACTACAAACCCTGCATCCAATATTCCCTTTCAAGTGATCTCTTGCTATTTGCTGAAATTCGCCATGCTTTTTGCACTTTATGGTTATCATTGACAGCATTCCAGAGTATTTGGTTGGCGAATAATCATAAATATCATGGTTTTCACTGGGAATCATATCCATAAACTCATCGTGACTGTACCCGTTATGCACTCCCCTTCCGGGCCTGCACTTTCTGCATCCGTTGCAACCGTTGAGGTGATCATTTGGCGTCTGTTTAAATAACACATCATGCTGAATACATCTAATGATTACTGGCGATTTCCTTTTGATGTATTTAGTCTCTGAATAGTCAAATTTATCGCCGTGAATTAACTTAGCGCGCGAAATGAATTCTTCCGTGGTGAGTCTTTTAGCCATGATTAACCCCGTAGCAGGTTCGTAGATTGAGGACTGCAGCAGGGTGTCTACGTTCACCTTTTCGTCTGGCCGGACTAGCTGCAATGATGATTATATCACTTTGCCTTGTGAGCTGAAAGCCACTTATCTCTTGCTGATATCATCCTTTCAAGAGAAGATTCAAGCATGATCACATTACCATTATCATCCAACAGGCATGGCGTTTGACCACAATGGCACCGAAATCTATTCCCGTCCTTACTGTAAAACTCCCCCACCTGTTCTGGCGAGTACGCCTTAGAGTGTCTGATGGCGTGAGTTTGTCTGGTTGTTGGCAATAGCGCCGACACCCAAAATAGAGCGCTATTTAGCCCCAAAATAATCTTTGATTCCTGAACCTCGTCAGACTGTGACTTTCGTAAAATACCTGTAAGCTCGGTTTGGGCGATATTTTTTGCTCGCGACTCACTTACACCGACGCGCTTAATGATGTCTGATTCAATATCTCTCGGATTAGAACCAACGGCGATAGCGTTCATGATCACTTGAGACAAATCATTTCTCGCCGCATCACCAATGCCAACCCAATCACTGTAAGTGGTGGCATTGGCAATAGATAGACGCTGCAAATATGGCTCCGAGTAAATAATGTCTGCAATTGAACGGCGCTCAGCATATAGTGGAGACATGGCTGCCAGTTGCTGTTGCGCCTCGACAGTACCAGCTGAATAGGCGTCAGAGACATAAATTGACATCCAGAACTGACCAGCATCCATTGGCTGAGTATCATCAAGCAGTATTTCATCAATTAGCTGTTGCAATGCCTCATTAAATTGAGCTGCCCTAGCGGCTGAAAAATCATACCTGTAACCATAGGCGTCGGTGGAGTTAATTGCGGCGACTGGAATTGACCTGAATAAGTCTATGACTGACGATTTAAGGCGCCTGTATCGCGCCTCAATCTGTTTATTTGCCTTGCTTAGTCTCCTGTTAGCTCCAACAGGGTCTGTTTTGCTGGTTGGTATTTTCGGACCAACCAGTCTGGCGCTAACCTTAAAGATTTTGATTTTCATCGTCAGGATTACCCTCAGTGACGATCTGAATTTCTTCAATTGGCTCCATACCAACCATGCCGCGAGCCTCATCGACGGTCAGCAACGCAGATTGACCAGCATCAAAGAACGACTTGTTCGCAGTGGCGAGCTTAGCCAGCAGTTCAGCTTTATCTAGCTCAGATGGGGCAAGCAGGTCATCCCATTTAACCTTGTAGCCGTTTGCCGGAGCTTTATCGACAATGCCGAACTGAATCATGCGCTCAACGAACATTGAGATGACATAGTCAACCCATGTTTCGCGGCGCTGCTTGGCAGTCATCGCCTCCTGCATCTTGTCTTCATCGCTTGCAAGGCGTCCAGTTTGCTGACCAAAGATGACGGTGAACGGGAGTGCCATTGACGCAGCGAACTGGTTGGCAGCAACTTCCCATGTTGGCTTCGGGTCGGCTGGCGTTACAGCAAGAACCTTAGCATCCGCCCCCATTGTGAACATGGCGGCGTCGATGCCTGAGTTCAGCGCCTCAATGTTCTCATTCATGATGTCGGTTAGTTCTTCAATATCGACACCCATCGACTGTGCAAGGCTTGCTGGCGTCACGTTATCCTTCGTGTAGTTAACAGCCAGTTGTCGGCTTGCATTCTTCAGGAAGCCTTCCGCAGAGCTACCAGAAACCTTAGCCATATCAATAAGGCTGTTGTAGCCAGCACGCAGCATGGGTATTCCGCTGAACATACTGCCATCAAAACTACCCTCAGCCAGAATGATGATGCGGTCTGGATGAATCTGCACGGAACGTTCAGGTTTGCCGTCGCTAAAATCTTCCACGGCGCTTTCCTGGTATTCGTACATCTCAGGCATACCGTAGTCTTCGCTGGTTTCGTCGTTATTCCATGCGCTGACACGGAGTTGCTCTTCCCATACCGGAATAAAGCGAACGATGGATTTATCTTTAATGCGGCGTGTTTTGGTGGTGTCCACAGGCTCACTCCACTGCTTTCCGTCACGGATTTGCAGGATAACAGCGGAATAGCGGTTGATGGCGTTGCGCTTGTCGGCCTCTTTGATGAACGGGTAGGCGCGCTTCATCATGTCATTGATGGATAGCTCCCACGACGATGCGGCTTCATCATCAGCTCCATCTTCGACCACTTCAGGGTATTTCTGCCAGCATTTATTAATAATGCGGTTAATGCCAGCGGCGGCGGCTGGGTGTCGTTCGTAGGCATAGCGGAACATCTCAGCGGTGATTTCCTGCGGGTAGCCCAGTTCCTTCCACATGAATTCACGTTTCTGGTCGAGATTCTTCCCACCAGCACAAAGCCGTTGCTGCTGAATAGCCCGATTGTTGTTCGCCACGCGGTCGCGTATATAGGCGCTTAATGCATCAATTTTGGACATATGTCACCAATAAAAAATCCCTCACGATGGAGGGATTATAACATGACTGCCTAGCGCAAAAGTTAGTCAAAGAACGGCTTGTTTGGTATCGGCGCATCAGCCTTAATTATGTATTTCCTGTAATCATCATCACCATTTTCTTTGTGTGACAGGTTTCCTTTTGCATTGGTTTCAAACATGCCAACAGGCAGATATTCACGAGAGAAGACGTTGTGCCATTTGCCATATTTTGTTAATTGACCATCTGAGTAGTGTGTTGGCCCACACGCTGAGCACAGCTTCATCCCGCGACGCTCTGGGGCATAAGACCAGTCGAAGAAATCCTCAAAGATACCAACAAAACCTTGAGACGATAGAGCGGTATTCTCTACGCAACCGCAATTATCACATTGAAACAAACTCATTAACACACCTCTATTTAAAACACTGATAAAGCAAGCACGGTACAACACCAGTTACCACAGCGAAAAATGAACCAACTATAAAGTGAATCCATCTCGGTTCATTCACTCCGGCAGCCATAGCCCACCAGAACATAAAGCTCAATGGAATCCAGAACGACCAGAATAGCGCCATCACTCCACCTTTTCGAACTTATCAATGATAACGTCACGACCGTCGCTTTCGTATTTTTCTACCCTGGCTGATTCAAAAAACCAGTCAAATGCTTCTTGAGCACTAGAGGCAGCGGCAACTGCGCACACCTTAGTAACAATATTGCCACCATTAAGAACTTCAGCATGAATAAAATAAACACTCATCACTCACCTCGGCGGAACTTAGCAAGTGCCTTATCAGCCTCTACCTTGCTAATAAATGGCTTATGCCACACAAATTTACGACCATCAGGCATCACTGCAAACTGAGGAACTATTACAACATGATATCCAAGGTCAACTAAGATGTTTTTAAACTCATTTTCGGTTAGTGCCACCGATATCTTTTCGATATCGTTATTAATATTCATCACATCACCCCCTCAAAAAATCATTCTTGCAGCAGATACCCTTATATCCGCGCTTCTCTTGCAGGTTAACGAAAACGTCATCCAGAACGCGCAGCAGGAAATCCTCGTCGATGTCATACCGACGGCAAATCACCTCGTCAGGTACACCAGCCCTAGCCAGTGAGTAAACCTGTTCTTTTTCCTCCTGTGTAAATCCTGCATAGCTGCGCATAGTGATATCTCCGATAAGCCTGATGTAGATTATACTATGCGCTCGGTGTAGATTAGTCAAGTGTGGTGATGCGGGTTTATCAACAATAATAATAAATGTTGACGTAGATACAGCAGTGACGTAGAATCATCTTATCGGCAAGAGATTAAGGAACAAAAGAAATGTTTGAGACCAAAAAAGAATGCGAAGCGTACATTACCGAAACTTATGGTGCTGATTACGTTAAATTTGGCATCGTTACCGCCCAGAAGGTTGGCCCAACAGTCGCCAAGATGCTTGGCATCAAAGAAGGATACTACCCATCAAATGCCTACTAATTACATGCCGAGATGCCTTCGTGAAATACCGAAGGCGAGAGTGAAACCAAGGAATCAAGCGATAAGGGAGGCAAAGATTGAGGCTTTCAATATTGCCATTTCGATAATAAAAGAGAGATGCCGAGATGAGAAGTCTGAACGCGTTAAATCGAACATGTATGCAGCTGTGAGTGATATATCAAGATTGAGAGATGAGCTTTAAGCCCTCAACTGAGGGCTTTATTTTTATCTCCTGCGCCGGATTAGCATTCCACTACCGCCCTGGACTATGTGGTCATTTAGTGCGTAGCGAACCGCATCCCAGAAGTGGTTGAATGCATCAACAATATCAGTCAGAACATTCCCTGTCAGCTTATCGACCTTGTAGCTGTACATTGCCGCTTCATTCTGCATTTCCTTGCATCGCTCATGGATGATGATGCTGTCGCACCCACGCAGCCATGTCACACCATCCTCAACACTGCCGGGCCA